TTTTATCTTCTGCAGTTGATCCAACAACATCCACTGCGACCTCTTCTGCAGTGTTCTCTGTTTTCTTTGGTCTTGCCATAATATTTAAACCTCATTTGCAAATGAATTTTGTATATTTTAAAGGGATATAAAAAATATATCCCTTTCAATTATAGCCATTAAATCAAATTTATAAAATAGATTTAATTTCAAAAATACACACCTAACAAATATATTTTTATTAGGTGCGTTTTTTAACTATACCCCAAGCATAGTACCGATCAAGCTGCTCCTTTTGAGTATGCAGCCCCATGAAGTACCGACCATCTTTAACTTCTGACCTGATACGGTCTGAACAATTCGGCCTACTCTTAACTTATCAGCAAAAGCTACGTTCATTGTATCGACACCATACAGAGAAGGAATAATCATCTTGATTTCTTCGCCTGCCTGAGTGCTTAACTCTGGCAACTGTACAACTTCAAGATTAGGGAAATTGTTCTTAATCATAGCCATTGCAGTTAAACCGAACTGGTTAGGTGCGGATAAATAAGAAACAACAGCATTTGAAACAGCTAAAATAACACGCTCATTCTGGTTAATGTTACCGCCATTCTTTGATGCTAATTCAGACCACAACTTTAATATATCATTAAAGACGTGATTACCTGCATTTGCTGCATCATTAGCTGTCTTATCTGCCCATGTGGTATAAGTATTACCACCAATAGTAAGGGAGTTAGGATTGATTGATGGATTTAAATTAGGTTCATTTAAAATTCCATAATTCTGCTTTCCTGATACGCCATACAGATAAAACTGATTCTGCTTTCTTGCGATAATGTCTGCACCTGCTAGCTGCTTTCTTGACTGTAAAGCAATCTTTGCAGTATTAGCCTTGTCAACTTCAAGATCACCGAACTGAATTACAGTCTGGAATCTTGCAAGCTCTCTAACGTTGTACTCATAATTAACGTCAGTAGTAACGTTTTCAGTGCGATCAGAATAGGCGGTTACATCTCCTACTCGCTCTTCTACCGCATAATTATAGTATTCCTGCTCCCAAGTTCCCTGTTTAACTTCTGGAGCTAACTTGTTAGCGTTGGTAACACCAAATAAAATCTCTACGATCTGAGGATCGATATACTGGAAGAAAGATGCAGGATAACCCACGTTGGCCTGTGTCTGCATTGCGGCATCCATAGCTAGCTTTGTCTTAGAAAAATCAGTTCTGATTTTTCCATTGACAGAATCATAGGCCATAACACCCTTTGCGCCCTCAAAAACAATGCCTTTTGCTTTTAATTTCTCTAAAGTAAGCATGATTTTTACTCCTAAAACCTTTAAAAATCAGTTAGTTAAATCTCTGAATGATAACCACATCACCAGCAGCAGCACTTGCACCACCGTTAGGGATTACAACCTTAAAGCCGGTATCTACTTCGCCTGTTCCTGCGGATGCTGCCAGGTTAAGTGCTCCTGTAGTTGGATTTACGAAAACGCCCATACCTGCAGTAATTGAGCTTAAACCAGTTGGCACATTGATATAAAATTGCCCCTGAACAGCTACAGTAACAACTGCGCCCTCTGGTAGAACGTCTAAAGCCTCGGTTAGAACATTCTCAAAAGTTGCATCCATGACACGCTCAACAAAACCCAAAGGAGCCGCACCCTCTGCACCTGTACCAGATGCAATGGCAAATGGTGCGCCCTGTGCATTTCCGTTTGTCTTAGCAAAAGCAAAACCGCCAACTTTAACAGTGCCGTCAGACAAAGGCTGATAAGCTAAATATCTTGCTGAATCAGTTGCGACTTTCTGACCTGCTACACCGATTGCAGGTAATAAATTAACTGTTTTCTGAACCATTTTTTAAACCCTCTTAAAAATTAGATTGATTCTCTGATGTTATTTAGCAGGTTATCGGCTGCATCCTCTTTAACTGTACGCTTTGAATCGCCTACAAGTTTCTTGGAGGACATATAGCCTAAGTACATTGCTCTACACTCTTTAGCAGTCATGCCTTTGGTGTTTAATCCTTCCTTACGGCAAGCCATGCGATAAACAGCACCGGCACTGTCAAAAGATAGCGGATCAACATTGCCTAGAGTACGCTTGCAGTTTGAAACGGCCTTAATTTTTGCAGTCATTTCAGCTTTGATCTTGTTATGAATTGACTGAGTGATCTTTGATATAGAATCCTCGCCTAATGCTCGCTTTTCGCCCTCGCTCTCATGTAAAGAATCAAGGTGCTTAGGCTCGTCTTTCTCTTTCTTCTCACCATACTTAACGCCTTCAGCAAAAGCCTTCTGAATCAGTGGATCTTCTTTATCCATGCCGCAACGGTCGAGAGCTGCTTTCTGATCTTCATCAAAAACAGTTTTATCCTCTTTCTTTTCCTCGTCAGAATCAACATCTAGATCTTCATCATCTGCGCCTAGATCTTCTTCGCTTTCGATCTCTTCCTTATCGTCAAGATCTTCGTCACCGTCTGCGCCTAGATTTTCTTTCTCTTCCTCTTTCTCTTCGATTTCAAGATCATCATCTTCTGCAGTCTTTGACTTTAGAGCGATAATTTCTTCAATTTTGGCTTTGGCCTCGTCTTTGTCGATTCCAGCCTCTTCTAACTTAGTTAGAAATTCGTTTAGTTTTTCTTCCATTGGGAGATCTCCATTTTTTTCGTGTTTGTCAACAACGTTGCCTTTTGCATCTGTCTTATGCAAATCTTTGAGCTTTTGAGCAAGTGCGATTACCTGATCGGCAAGCTCTAATTCTTTCTGTTCAACTTCCTGATCCATTTTCTGATCCTCTGTTAATTTAGATTTTGAATCTTGTACTAAAACGTCATGCCCTGCTCTGCCCTCCTCGACTAAGGCTAAATGATTGCAGGATATATCGGTCATAATCAGATCGTATTTCTCACCACCAAAAACGCCGGACTTTTTAACAGGTGTATATCTATAACCTAAAGACAACTCTCTCATAGATCCGTCATTGATGCGTTTGATTGCCTCCGCATCCTGAATATGTAACGAGTTTTGCAAATAAGGCGCATTAAAAATGCCGTCTGTACCTGTAGATCCTACACGGGTATCTTTTGCCGGACTATCAGCAAAATCTGCGTGATGATCTAGTTGAATAGGAATACCGTTTGAACTGATCACCGCTTTTTTGAGTTCTTCTGCTGGCCTATACACTTTGTAGATCTCATCTGGTTTTAATCCTAATCGCTCATAATTAGGAATTTCATGGCCCATATAAGGAGCAACCTGTTCTTTAGAGATATTGGAGATCGCAACGTGTAAAAAACCGTTATCATCAATCGATCTAACAGAATCCTTAAAACTTACTTTGTCAAATACGATCTTATCAGTCATTAATCTGATCCTCGTCAAAAATAACCTGCATAATGCATCTGCAGTTTATAAGCTCACCTGGTTGTACGTATCGCTTTTCAAAATCATCATAACAGCCTTTTTCAATTTCAAAAGTTCTGCCGTTCATGTGAATATGAGAAACACGACTTGTATATTTACCAGCAACATGAATCCATACGGCTTTAGTACATCCTATTGCTAAAGCATTCTGTCTTTGAATAAACTGATTGATCTTGTTAGTCTGATCTTGTGCAACGGTATAAGCTCGCCTATCTGTAAATCCTTGCGTTGCTTTTAATTCGTCTAAAAGCTCGTTATAATTACGCCCTTCCTGGAGTCCTTTAAAAATAACCTGAGAAATACGATCTACATCTTCAACATTGATTTTTGTTATTAGATTTACATTTTCTCTGATAATATCCGGCAGCACGTCAAGAGCTTTCTGCGTGATATAACGCTTTTTAACTGTTGGCACGGTAAAAGCCTTATTTACTAGACCTTTCGTAACTTTTGCGTTAATAAAGGCTTTGCGCTGCGCCTCTGACGTTGAGAAGGCTATTTGTGAAATAATCTTTCCGACTTTCTTAACACTTGCCTCGGCGACAAGTGCGCTCCATAAGGCAATATTTGTAGAAATAAACTTATCAAGATCAGACTGTAAAAGATCCGGGTTACGTTTAGCAACTTCCGATAATAGTTTTTTCTTTAACTCTTTATTTTTTCGTCTTTCCTCTGCTGTCAAAGGTCTTAGACTATCAGCGGTTAAGGCGTGTTTACTTTCTAAAAAGTTTAAAATCTCATTCGCTACAAATGATCGAAAGTCGCTACATATACGATCAATAGTCTTTTGATACGCTTTTTTTATGCCTGCGTTACTTTCTATAGCTCTTGATACTCTTACTCTTTTTATAGTCATAATTTTTATTAAATTAAAAACTATTCATTTGAATTATTAAACGTTTTTTGTGCCATGTCAACAAGGCTGTTTTTATTGCCTGTATCTGCGTTCTGTTTCTGCTGCATAAGTTCTGCAAATATATTACCCTGCTGTGCATTTGGATCGTCTGTCATTAAGTCGGTTTGTGTAGCTTGCTGTAGTTCCTCCGGCAGCTCCTCATCAAGAAAATTAAGGCCTAGATCTTGATCTTGTCTAACCGCCTCTCTAAGCTCTTCTGCGCTCATTGCCTGACGGTCAACTAACTGAGTTAATGCACCGATCTTAGTCTGTGCTGTCATTGCCTGGCTTGCCTTGTTTTCCTCATTCAGAGGCTCAAATTCAAAAGTGATTGCAGGATCAATTTCACCAAAATTAACAAGCTGAATAATGTTTAAAATAGTTTGGATCTGCTCTCTGTATAGCTCCTGCTTACTTGCGATATAGTCATAGTAATTTTTTAGATCGCTCTCTCCAGTAGCATTAAAGCCGCTTGGTGAAATGCCTAAAAGTTTTACTGCAGGAGTTCTATTGATACAAGCCACCAGTTCAAGTGATTGTCTAACTACATCAGTACATCCTGCGATTGTTGTCTGCACATTCATCACGCTTTCTGAATCTTTATCGCATACAAAAACAGAATCATTATTTCTGTAACGCTCCAGAAATTCCATTTTTGCATCAAAGAGATCTAGACCTTGCGGATCACTTAAAACCGCATCCATATCAGTCTGAACCACTAACAGACTGATTTTATTCAGAAGTCTGGCTGTGCTTGCTCTGCAGTCATTAAAGTGGATCACGTAATCCCATAAGATTTGAGCTTGTGGGATTCCTAAAAAATTGTAATTAGGTTTTAACAAAATAGGAGGCTGATTTTCAATAAAAGTAATCAGTCTGCTTGCATGTACTCTACGCCCTAAAACCTGCCATATACGTGGTTGCATATAATCATCACGCAGCGGATCGATACAGTTATAATCAATCGGTGAGACATTAACAGGATCTACTACGATAAATTTAACGCTTGCATCTTTTCCTTTCAGTTCCGCACTTAAATCATTTACGGCTAAAGGTAGAGTAAGATCATCCTCTCCAGTATCAACAAAGATAAAAGCTCCGCCCATATAGCCGGTAGTCGTTACGGCTTTATGAAATAGATCTTGAATGTGATAATCTTTTAAGAGATTTGTTAATTTTTCAAGTTTATCGGAATCATCACACCCGGTTAACTTGATCCATTTTCTACTCAAATCGTCTGCTATCGTCTGCACACA